CGTCATCATTATCAAAATTAATTGATCTGATTACCTTCGCCTGTTCCTTGTCCTCCATCCATTACTCCCTGTTGTTGTTGTGCGGCCACTTGCTGTGCCTGTTCCATCATCATCTGTTGTATTTCCTGACGTTCTTCCGGGGTGGTTCTGATCTCAGCCGGAATAGCCAACTGATCAGCTATGTAGTCTAGTAATTTCTCCTGCTTGATGGCTATCTGCCCGATAGGCCCCATCTGTTGCGAGATTTGAACATACTGCATAATCTCCCCCAACTTTTCCATGTTCTGTGACATGGCAATAGGTGCAACTGGTATAACTTTGACTTGTAAGCCGTTGATACTCAGTGGTAATTCTATCATACCCATCTCATCCATCAGTTCCAGAGTTCTCCGAACTACCGGGTACATGATTTCATTTATTAACCTACCAAAGCTACTTCCTAAGTTTTGGGATAGCTGTCTCATACGTTCTGCTATTTCGGTAGCTGATCTTGCCGACATGGTATCAGGCGGTAGGCTCTCATCCATCAGAATAGATTTAATAGAGGCAATAAGATCTTGTGAACTAATTTGGGATAATTGTGGATCACCTGATCTTGGCAGAGGCTGAAGAGATGGTCCTCTATTACCGCCATTAGAAGCTACAGGAATGATGGCACCCGGCACCAGTCGTATGGAGGAAGGGTTAAGAATACCATCGTCGCTTGCTGTGTATACACCGGCAATCGAAAGTGATGCGTTCTTAAAGAAATATTCTTTGAGGGTATTCAGTGATTTAATATCATGGATACAGGATAATACTGGACCTCGCCCATATTTTTCACCTGCGGCAGTCATGTACCTGCTCACAATCCACGCAAATGAATTCATCCTGCGATAGACAATTTCATGGTCACCCGACTTGTCGAGAAGGTGGTAATGATACACACCCTCTTCATCATCGTAACAGGTGATTTCCATGAGTTCTATTTTTTCATGTCTTTTGCTTGAATAGGTTTCCTGAAGTTCACTTGGGATTTTTGCATCCGGGAATTCTCTGGAAATATTTTCAAATGGGATAATATGTTTTCGATAGACCTTATCAACTGTACCATGTGGACCTTCATCAAAAGCTATTAATGCCTGGGGTATGGCTGTGTATCGTATTGGGGAAGTCTCGCTACCTTTTTGAATAAGCATAGAGCCGGTGCCAATGGCAAGTTCTAGAAGCAGTTCGCCCATAGCCATATCAAAATTAGACTGACGCATAACATCAAACATCTTATCCGTGTAGTCATCCAGAATGCGTTGGACTTCTACCCTTCGCTCTTCGGGTATTTCCTGACCGGGCACCAATCTGCACCACTGCCGTTGAATAGGGAAGATGCCGGCTTGTAATCTATTGGCAAACTTTTGTGTAGAAGAGATAGCAGTCGAGTCGTAGACCCGTGCCATCTTGTCTTGTTTTGGAGAACTCATTTCCGGGTCAGCACCATAGAGATTTCTTTGAGGTAACACATATTTATAGGCATCTTCGTAGATCGTGCGCCACTCATCCTTGTGCTTCATTGCCCGTTCAAATCGAGCTTTTAATTCTTCTTTGGATTGTTTCATTTTACGAGTAGGACTTTCGGTTCATTTTAATCTTTCCCCCCGTCTCCAGTGCTACTTTCTTTGCTTGAGCTACCCCCTTCTTTGTGTACGGAAACTTCTTTTTTTGAGTTCCCTTCGCTGTCTTGTACTGGACTTCCGGCATTAGTCATCTCCTTTTTACGAGGGTTGCGAATATATTTTTTCATCCCATTCCTTTAGGATTTTTTCGTGGACCTAAGTTTCTTTTTTCAGCTAACGGATTACCAAGAAACGGATCTTCCCGGTCAGAACTAACCAATGCTCTCATTGACTTCCCGGTTCTTAGCGCCCTTTGACGAGCCGCCCCTTTTCTTTTTTCAGAGGCTTCTTGCTCTGCAACGGCTTCTTCTTGCTTTTTGATGCTTTTGTCTGCATCGGCTTCTGCATCTTCGGCCGCAGTATCCTTCTTACGGCTTCCACCAAATATAAAACCCATTTAAAAAATCCTCGAATAAAGTTTAAAATTAGACCCATCTGCTCCAAACTGTCTTAGTTCACCTTCATTTTCGAATAACATAAGCTCAATCCACTTAATAGAGAGAAAGTTTTGGCAATGAACGTAGCACTGATATCTTCTGGCACGCAGTATTTTGGCAGTATATTCAAAGAATTTTAGGGAAGAACGGCACATTTTAAATTTATGTTCATCAAGGTCAGAAGTAGGGATAAGCCATGCTTCAAAGACCCCTTTCCAGAGTGGAACAATGCCCCACATTGCGTAAATACGGCCATTAGCAAGGCCAGAAAATGAATATCCTTGGGGCAATCTATCGATTAATTGCTCTTTATTTTGTTCTACTAATAGAGCATCCAATGGCCGGAGAGGGGCATTAGTCAAATGGTCCGGGGAAAAATCTTTTATCTGATACGTTACCCCGTCAAATTTCAATATTTCTTCAATTTCTTTAGCTAAAAACATCAAAATCTACCCACGCATTGGCTTGTGTTCCGAAATTTGGAGATTTTCCTCTGGTCATTGTGCGGTGTTCTCCACCACCAAGCAGTAAATATCCCAGTGCATCCGCAACGTGAGAGTGCATATTTTTCGATGGAACATCCTTAAATCTTTCCTGTGTACCAATAGCTACTCTTTTAAAATGATACCCACCGGCTAGGGCTTTTCGCAGTCGATAACATTCACGATGTACAAGAAATCCGGGCTTACCATCAATCAATCGGGTCATGGGAAGTGCTCCGGCTTCTCGTCTTGTTTTAAATTCATTTGTAGCTGTGGGTCGTGCTATTAATCCCTGAGATCGCAAGTGGTCATAGGCGGTGGTTTCGTAGATCTGATCTCTCTGTGAACCTGCCGGATCACCCCAGATCATAACATCATGCCCCGGATAGTAGCTATCCAGATCGGCTTTTAGCATATTAACAAAGCGCTCCAGACCCATATCAAAGGTAACCAGTTCTCTGAGAATATGCCAAGTTCCATTTGGCATACGCTGTCCAAATACTGCTGCCGGAGTTAAACCAAAGTCTAAACCGATCTGGATAGGTACACCTTCAATTACTTTTAAATCCTCGGACATGGAATGATCATCATACTCCTGCCATACGGGTTTACCTTCCTGCACATAAGTGTATTTTCCTTCCGCATAACAACGGATCCAGTCTAGGTTTTTTCCTCCTAAAATTTGCTCATAATAGCCATCTACCAGATTGTCGAGGTTCTCGGCTTTGGGGTTGGTTTTCCACCATCTTCCGGCTGAGAAAATAAATCCCTGTGCTTCCGGGCTATCCTTTGGCACTTTGTCCGGGTTGACCTCTATAACTCCTCCCGGTTGCTTGTAAAAACTCCACTTAAATTGACCACTTGGTTTTGTTTTCTCGGCATATTCAAAGAGCCAGTGATCATCATCTGGAGGGTTAGTGTCAAGGATTACCCCATGCCAAGTGGGTCCACCATCTGCTTTGGTAGGGTATCTTCCAACTCGGTGTGATAATCCCTGAATAATTTGCACTGGCAGTTCCCGGCATTCGTTTATCCAGGCAGCGGTGAGTTCAAGAGAGAGCAATTTTCGTTGGTCCTTTGGCTGATCCAATGCGAGGAATAACACTTCCATATCAATACCGGCCGCACCATCACGGGAGGGGAGTTTTATGTGATGCCTGATAGGGGGAGCATGGTGTACGTTTCCCCATATATCTTCTGGAAATAACTCCAACCAAGTTTTGAGGGTAGTGGTTTTAAGCATGGGGTAGGAGTTACGAACTATCGCAAATCGGCTGTACTTAATTCCATCACGGGGGGAGGGTTTTTGATTGGCGGCAATTTTAAACAACTCCGCACAGCAAGCATAGGATTTCCCGGATCCCACTGGACCCATAATTGATTTTATAAAAGATTTATCGTTTAGAAACTTCCATAGAATAGGTGACTTGGAAAAGTCTAGCTTCATGCCACCAGTGGGTGTAATCCGGGGATTGCTCATTGGAATACCTTCCTTTTTCTAAAGACTTCCATAAACTTATCCCGTGTCTTTGGGTTTTTAGCTCGTTGAGAAAAAGAATAAATGTGGGATTTATCTCTTGGAATTGGTTTAAGAGCGAATTCTTCTGCAATGGGTTTTCGGGGATTGTGCTCCTGACAGTAATACAGATTTCTCTTTTCGTTCCAGTAAATACCAACTGTATCGCATTCACAGCATTTCATCTTTTCTCTCTGCCCTTCACGTTCTCTCTGTGTCTGAAATCGTAAAGGTTTCTCATCGTCTCTATGGTCACCCTTTTCCATTTTCTGCCTCCAATTCTTTTATTAATCTTTTGTAATTGCTCTCACTCAATCCATCCTTCAGAGCTTGTTTAAACTTCTTCATGTCTACGAGGTAACGTAAGTCTGCCCGTATCCTCATGCGTGCTATGTTCTCAAGTGTCATTTTCTGTTGGTCCTACCATCTGTACCTCTACAACTGAGGGTTTATCTGCGCTCTTTTCGGCATCCATTAATCCCGATGCCTTGGCTAGTGTCTGTAACACTCGCACCTTATCAACCATTTCAATCTCAATGGAGTTGCCAAGTTCACTGGGAATAACCCGGATCTTTTTTATGGCAGCGAGAACTGCCGGCTCTATATCCTCGGTAGCTTTCACCACTGTTCTTCCATCTGAGGTCCAGGTCATAACATCCGAAATTTTAGCAGTTGCAAGGTCAATAAGTTCCTGTGCTAACATATCCCGGTTGTCATAAATAACATCTGATCCACCCACTCTGCGCCTAATTTTTCGGACACTGCCCATGTCCTTTAGGCTTGGAAGAGGTAGTTTATTTTTTGGTTTAGAACGGGATTTCATCGTCTATCTCACTCCCTACCGAACTCTGCACTTGAGGTGTATCTGAATTCTGACCACCGAGTAACGTGATATTCCCGGAATAATTCCTAACAACAACTTCTGTGGTATACCTGTCATTGCCGGATTGATCCTGCCACTTACGAGTTTCTAGCTTACCCTCGACCAAGATCTGCTTTCCTTTTTTGAGATAGGTTTCACACATTGCCATCATGCTTTGATTAAAGACTGCAATAGAATGCCACTGTGTCTTTTCCTGTACAGAGCCGGTGTTCTTATCCTTCCATTTCTCTGTAGTGGCTATGGAAAAATTACAGACTTTATCAGAACTGTTTTGAAATGTTCGTATCTCAGCATCTTTGCCGAGGTTTCCTAGTAGAATTACTTTATTCATGGTTTCTCCTGTTTTTTGAAAAATAGTTTTGTGAGACCCCCACACTACTACCGCACCCCCCAGGGGGGCCTATATCGACTTTTTGAAGGGGGCCGGGGCGGTCCTTTATTTTATTGTCTCCTCTCACACTTTATTCCTTTTATTCCTGTCCGTTCTGGATACTAGACGTTCATCTAGTAAACGGAACAGTACGGATTTTCTTACGGCTTGCTGTCCTCTTAATGATCGATGCAACGTCCATAGCCTTTGGTGTTATAGCGTTCTCAAAGAACTTCATGGAGTAGGGTGGACGTTTGCCTTCCTTCTTATGATGGTTAAGAGAACTGTTAATTACCTTTAGTATTCTCTCTTCATCTACTGTTTCAAGATACTGTTCGATGATGGCTTCCTGTCTCATATCATGTACCCATAACCCATGACTTCCAAACTTTTCATTTAATTGGGCGCTGTAGTGAGTGCATATGTCTGACGCTATTTCCAAACTAGTTCTTATATTCTCTAGTTCTATAAGTTTACCCACTACCTCTGTGTTGTGAGTATGCGACACAACCTCTTGTTGTGAAACTGCACTATCTTCTACAACCTCTTGTTGTGGAATTGTGGATAACTTTGTCTCTTGATCTACCATATTGATCGTCTCTTCAGTATCCTGAACCTCCAGATAATCAGGTTTGTTATGAGCAATAACATCTTCAGTAGTCACACCCGGATCATAGATTACCCTCCAGGTCGCTCCCTTTCTTCCCTTGGTACGCAATGCATATTCCTTAATAACCTTCTCTAAATACCCACACTTCTCCAGTGTTACCATCTGCCTACTAACACCCTGCTGAGAGATACCTAACCTCTTAGCTATGCTCATCTGATTAGGGAAAGCTATGCCACTTCTACCATTCACATAACAGCAGACTGCACCCATTACTCTTATAGCTGCACCACCTATTCTATTATCTGCAAAGATCCTAGTGGGCAGGATAGCAAAAGGGGAGGGTGGTAGACTATTATCAGTGGACCTACAATGCTCTAGAGGTGGTCTCAATACCTCATAGCGTGTCTCCTTGATCTGCTCTAGTTCTTCACTATCTCTCATAACTAATCCTGTTCCGGCTTCAAACACAATGTAGGTCGATACTTACAAGACCACATCTCAGGTCTGTTAATTGGTGCCGGCATATACGTTGGGAGGTGACGGATAAACATAGTACATTTCACATCTTCATCAGGGTAATACTTCAGAGCTTGCTCCTGACAGGCATCAGGATCCGTGAAGTTCATAAGCACCATCAAGACATACATTTTAACGTCCATCTTCCGTTTTTCTCTGCTTTGCATTGTAAGTATCTCTACATCCATCAGAGCAGTGCATTTTATCTATTCTGTTGGGAACAAATGACTTCTTACAATTCTTTCTAATTCCGTACTCTTGATAGTGGAGACATATTCGGGATTTACTTCTTTCTTTCTTTTGATGCCATGCCGCTTTACAATTGCCGTTATTTGAGCAGAATTGACCCCGGGTAGTCTTAGGTATGAAGTATTTTTCACAACCTTTTCTAGGACCATAATCCTGATGATAACGGCACTCTTTCTTTAAATAAATATGTGGATTAGCCAGATCTCTTATTTGCTCCAGATCCTTTTGCATCTTCATTATTAGCTCATCTTTATTCGCAATGATCTGTTGATAGCTTGCACAGTTATTACAATTCATTATTGTCTTCCTGCTTACGCTTCTGCTTCAGGATCTCTTCTACATTGGCCTCTATCTGATTGTATTGCTCCAGGTACTCAGGGTCCATTGAGCTTTCTCTATGCTTCTTATCGTAGTAAACAGTAGTCGTATGATCCTTACCCAATAGTCTCGCTATCTGTGGAAAGGAATAGATTAGATACTTTCTGCATAATGCTGTGAACATAAACCTCAATTTCAGTAATTTACCCATCGCTCTCTTTCCACTCTTCACCTGATTAAAACTTATCCGTGTCTCCCACTCCATTGCCGTCACAATGTCCTGAAGTCTCAGACCTCCGTTATCTTGGTGCCGGGATAGAACGCCTCTACCAGTCTCTTCTTGAGGCGATACACCGGGGTTTTCATCCCCTTGACATCCTCCAACACCCTCATTCTTTTCTTCTGATCGAAATACCTGAAATCCGCCTGATACTTGCATATCTTTTCTCCCTTATAAATTATTGGATAAATAGGTTGTAATTCTAGGTGAGTGATTTCACCTGCCTGTTCCAACAGCAATAACTGTTGGTATCTCCGTGCCTCTTTCTTGGATGCAAACCAAATGCCGTCAATCTCGGTTCGTATCGCTTTATATTTACTATAATTAGCCATTCCACCCACCGTGCTCACCCACCATGCGGTTAAGCCGGTCAGTCAGTGGAACCTTTCTT